GGAAAGATGGCCCGTACCCCAGTACAGACGGCAATCCGTTCACACGGATTCTATAAAGATGATTATGTCATGTGTACTGGAACCATCACCAAGACGCTTGGATCCCTGATGTTCAAGCACAACGCCACAACTGTTCCCGGGTTCTCCGGGTCTCCGATTACCACCCCCACCGGGGCTATCGTCGGGATGCACCTCAAGGGCTTCTCCATGCACAATGAAGGAGTCTCGCTCGATTTGTTCGTCGCTCAGGGACGCCAGGAGTCCGATTTCGTACTCCAGGCCTACCACAATGACCTCGACCAAGACGAGTATGAGGATCTTCTCGAGGATCAGACCGATGCTGTTGGAGTCGCGGCCTGGAAGCACGAGTGCAGGTTCCGGACTGCAGACCAAGAATTCGAGGTCACCGTCATAGGCGCAGGAAATCGTTACGATACCAAGCGCACGCTGGCAGACGCCGATAAGATGCGCACGTATGTGCCGCTGACTATGGCGTCCTGGGCTGATGACGAGGACAGCGAACTCGAGGAACTGCATTTCGAGTCGGATTTTCGTGGGCTCCCCAAGACCTTGGGAGCGCCCTCGGCAACTACGACTGGACAGCGGGTGAACGCTATGAGACAGGTGACGGCATCGATCTCCAAGTTGTCGGACGTCACCGCAACGCTGCAGGCGGAACTAAACGCAAGCAGGGTCCATCAGCAGAAGACCGCCTCGCCCTTCCAGAGCTCAATGAGTTCGACTGGCCCAGACGTGACACCGCCGCCCTCCGAGAATCCCTCCGCCAGCACGCAAAAATGCACAGACGAACCCACCCCCGCCTCGCACCCTGCCCAGACAAAGCAGCCCCCTGCTCCCAAGAAATCCTCACGCAAGCTCTCAAAACAAGCGCGCGTGTTGCTGCCGAGGGTCCAGGGTCTGTACGTACCAGAGTACCGCGAGCTTTACGGGAAGACTCTGTCCTCGCTCACATCCGATCTGGACGTCCAGAAGGAAGTGACCTCGGAGCTAGAGCTGCGTATGCAGCAGGCGCGTTCCGAGAGAGAGCGGCAGAAGTTGGAGCGCAAGTGAACCTTCGCGCAAAAATTCTCGATTTGAAAGCGGATGCCCATCCTGGCATCCCTTTCGCAGCACTCGGCAGTACGAACAGTAAGGTGTACTTGAACCATATGGACCTTTTGGAACAGATGGTGATAGAACAGCTTATCTATCAGGTATCTTTCGGTGATCTTGTGAAATCCATGTCCTCACAAGATCTGATTCAGTACGGGATATGGGACCCGGTTCGACTATTCGTTAAGGATGAGCCGCATTCTCTGAAGAAACTCAATCAGGGACGCGTCCGCCTCATTTCGAATGTTTCTCTTCGCACTCAGCTCATAGAGCGAGTAGCGTGCTCCAGGCAGAACAATCGTGAGATTGCCTCCTGGTGGCAGTGCCCAGCCAAGCCCGGTATTGGACTCGATGACGAGTCTATCTGGGAGATGACTAGGTGCTTCACGCGGATGCTCGCCCATGGGCCTGTTGTGATGACAGACATTTCGGCATGGGATTGGAACGTTAAGGATTGGCTTTTGGACGCTGATGCAGAGCGCCGAAGGATAGCCGCTGGTGCTGCGCCCCACTCTCTCTTCGCGGAGATGGTGGAGTTGCAGGCTCTCGCCACGGCTCGCTCGGTCTACGGCCTTCCTGATGGTAGTCTCGTCGCCCAATTGTCTTATGGCATCCAGAACTCTGGGTCGTATAAGACTTCCTCCACTAACAGCTGGATGCGGATTATTCTGCGCCTCACTAATTTTCTTTTGTTGAATCCAGCTGCTACGGAGGAGGATCTTTACCGAGTAATGGAGCTTACGGCTGCAATGGGGGACGACTGTGTGGAAGGGGCCTTTGACGGGTCCGCAGTAGGTTACGAGGAACTCGGGTTTCCCGTGAAGTTGTGTGAAGAGGCAGACTCATTGCCGAATATTGAGTTCTGCAGCCATCAGTGGCTCGCCACTGGTGATGCTTTTCCGACTTCATGGTGCCGGACCATGTACCGTTTCCTATCGTCAAACCACGGCGACGATCTGCCCGATCGTTTGGCCCAGCTGGACTTTGTCCTTCGCCACCATCGCCGTTCTGGAGAACTTATGGGCATCGCGCTTGCTAGCGCTGGGCTAGCAAATAAAAACAATTAAATTTGTTACCTTAACTCCCTCACAATGGCCCGAAAGAACAAGAATCGGGGCTCAGGTGCCGGGCGGCAGAC